GCGAACTAAGTGTCTTGGTGCATCTTTAGATCGTGGGATAGATCAGAAACCATTTGATGGTAAAGTGGATTATGATTACATCATGTGGATTGACTCTGACATGGTGTTTCAACCAGAACAATTCTTCAAACTCTTAGATCATGAAAAGGATGTTGTCTCTGGTATGTATAAAATGAGTGACAATCTCAACTATGCAACTGTTGAAAATATGGATGAGAACTTCTTTGAGCAATGGGCATACTACCAATTCATGCAAGACAAAGACATTAAAGCGAAGAACAAAAAACTTTTCAAGGTGGATTACACTGGTATGGGTTGGATGCTTGTTAAATATGGTGTAATTGAACAGATGAAATACCCTTGGTTACACCCAAGAATCCAAAAACACAAGGCCGGATGGGAAGAATTCGTGTGGGATGATGTAGAATTCTGCATGAGAGTACGAGATTTGGGACTTGATGTGTGGGTAGACCCAACAATTATTCCTGGCCACGAGAAAACGGTAGTTATGTAAAATCCCGAAACTTCTGTAGTTAATAAATATAAATAAATAAATCACAATTCTCTATGGAAGTCTTATGGCAGTTTCACTCAAGAAAAAAATACAAAATTACACCATTGATCAAGGTGCGACCTTTGAAAAGACGATAGGTGCAGAAAATTCGTCTTCTGCTGCCGTGACCATTTCCTCTGGTACGGTTGCGGGCTCAGTTATCAAAAACTTTGCATACGCAAATTCTCTCCAGGCATTTACAACTTCTCTTACTGGTGCAAACTGTACCTTTTCGTTGACTGCAACGCAGACAGCGGCACTTGCAGAAGGTAAATACTATTACAGTTTAACCTACACACAAAGTGGAGGTACAGTAAAAGAACGACTTGCAGAAGGTTTGATTACAGTTAGCCCTTCCGCTGAAATTAACAACGGATAAAAAATATGTCTTCTACACAACCAGCATCAACTACAGAATTAAAAGAATATTGTCTGAGAAAATTAGGCAAACCAGTAATTGACATCAATCTTGCAGACGAACAGATGAATGATATGATTGATGAGTCAATTCAACTGTTTCAAGAGTATCATTTTGATGGAACAGAAGTACATTATTTACCAGAACAAGTAGCAGCAAGTACTCTTACTTTTGCGAGTGCAGCGACAGGAACGTTTACAGCAGGAGAAACAATTACGGGTGGAACATCAAACGCAACTGCAACAATACATGAGGTTACAAGTACTACTGTTCTGAAATTTAAAGGACACAAAGATGGAAACGGACTTCTGGCCGCAAATACTTCTGGTGCAACCTTTGCTTCGGGGGAAACGGTAACAGGTGGAAGTTCTGGTGCAACTGGTGTGCCTCACGCAACACAAGCGACGGCCGTTTCGTTTGGTAATGTAGATTCACGATATTTAACAATTGATGATACTATTATTGGGGTTAGGGATATTATGCCTGTTGGTGGTCTTTCTTCAGATAGTATGTTTTCGGTAGAATATCAGTTTGCTCTCAACGAACTTCCAAATGTTCTTCGAGGAGCGGGAGGTTTGTCTAATTTTGCATTTACCAAACAAAACCTTTCTCTTATGAATCAAATGTTTTCAAGTGGTGCATCACGACAAATTAGATTTAATCGCAAGACAGATAAACTTCATCTCGACATGGATTGGGATAGTGCAGTAGATATAGGTGATTGGATTATAATTCAGTGTTATAAAAAAATTGATGGAGGAACTTACACAGAAATGTATAATGATATCTTTTTGAAGAAATATACGACAGCGTTATTCAAAAAACAATGGGGCCAAAATTTAATCAAGTTTGAGGGGATGCAACTGCCAGGGGGTGCAACTTTGAATGGGAGACAAATATATGATGATGGAAACACAGAATTAGAAAAACTGGATGAAGAAATGCAGTTGAAATATTCTTTGCCTGATAACTTTTACGTAGGATAACCAAATGCCAACGAATTCTTATTTTCGTACATTTGATGCGAGAAATGACCAAGAACTTTTACATTCAATTGTTTCTGAATCAATTCAAGTTACTGGATATGATGTAAATTATATTCCAAGGACTCTTGTAAATGAAGATACAATATTGGGCGAAGATTCTATTTCTGAATATAAAGATGCATATTCGGTTGAAATGTACATCAAATCGGTTGATGGATTTGAGGGTGAGGGAGATCTTGTTTCCAAATTTGGTCTAGAAGTACGTGACCAAATTATCTTTTCTATGTCAAGACGAGCATGGGAAGGGTTGGACATTGGAACTCGACCAAAAGAGGGTGACCTCATTTATTTTGGGTTAACCAGCAAACTCTTTCAAATTATGTTTGTTGAACACGAAACACCTTTCTATCAAAATGGCGCTCTTCCAACATTTGATTTGACTTGCGAACTCTTTACATATTCTGAAGAAGCTCTTGATACTGGTGTAGATGAAATAGATGTAATTGAAAAGAAACAATCTTTTGTTCGTACATTTGAATTGTCGAGTATTTCTGGAACATTCACTGATGGTGAAACTGTTACAGGAGGAACTTCTGCAATTACTGGTGAAGTTGCAAGGTGGGATTCCGCAACAAGTTACTTGTATCTCATCAATATGACAGGAACATTTACAGTAGGAGAAATTTTAACAGGTGCAACGAGTTTGGCCACTGGAACATATTCAACCAAGATTACAACAGATGAAACTTCTGAAACTTTAACAACAATTGACGCTGGTACATCAGAACAAGTTTCTAGTAATAAACAATTTGAGATTGATGCAGATTCCGTTTTTGACTTTTCTGAATCTAATCCGTTTGGAGAAAACCCATAATGTTTGGAACATATTTTTATCATCAAATTTCAAGAAAGATGGTGGTTGCATTTGGTTCGTTATTCAATACTATAGAAGTTCGTAGAACAGATAGTTCTGATGCAGTAACCGAAGTCATTAAGATTCCTCTTTCGTATGGCCCTAAAGACAAGATGTTGACTAGGATCAGTTCTGACCCTAATTTAAATCCAAAAGTGGCTCTTACTGTTCCACGAATGGGGTTTGAGTTACTTTCAATGACTTATGATAGTGTGAGAAAACTTAATACGTTGAATCGTAATGTTAAAAAAGGAACAACGGGACTCAAGAAACAATTCAATCCAGTTCCTTATAATTGGGAATTTTCTCTTTATATTTTTGTAAAAAATGCAGAAGATGGAACACAAGTTTTAGAACAAATTCTTCCATTTTTTACTCCTGAATTTACAGTAACAATGAATCTTGTTTCTTCTATGGAAGAAGTACGAGATATTCCACTTGTGTTAAATTCGGTAACAAGTGAAGATACATATGAGGGAGATTTTGCAACAAGACGGTCTATTATTTGGACTCTTTCTTTTACAATGAAAGGATTTTTATATCCAGATATATCGGACAATGCAAAAGTTATTGAAACGGTTGCGGTTGATACACATCTTATGTCTAAAGCTTCTGTGGTTGAACCTGTATATTTTGTTTCAGAAGATAGTACTTCTTATTCAACAAATTATTTCATATTGGATAGTCACGATTATGATGATTCAACAAGAATACGAATAATGACAGAAGATTCTTCTGCAGCCGCTTCTGCCGGAGCAACAGTTAGTAGAGCAACAGTTACCGCACAAACCTCAGATATAACAGATGAAGATTTTGGATTTAGTGAAACCTTTGAATTTTTCCCTCAAGGAGTAACACATGATCCAGTAGCTGGAACAGATAGTTAATGAAAGTTGAAAAATTAATCGAGAATAGAATTGAAAAACATTTAAATCTCGTTGAAGATATACCAGAAGAATCGGTTGAAATTCTAAATACAAACGGAGTCCTTCCTATTGTAGTTGACAAGGAAGGACAAGAGGATACTGATTTTCAATATGCTCGTGAAAATATGTATCATATTATTGAACGTGGTAGAGATGCCATGGATGAACTTTTGGATATTGCTAAAGCGGAAGAATCTCCAAGAGCGTTTGAAGTATTCGGTCAATTATTGAAAAACATGACTGATACTCAAGAAAAATTAATGGAGCTTCATCGTAAGAAACAAATAATAGAAAATGATGGAGAAAGGCAGGAAGTCAATAGAGCACAAAATGTAACCAATGCATTGTTTGTTGGTAGTACAGCAGAATTATTAAAATTGGTTAAACAAGAGACAAAGAAAAATGATTGATATATTCAATACTTCTGAATTGATGATGTTGGGATTAGTTCTCTTTTCATCTTTTTGGATATTTCTATTTAATTATAGACAAGACAATAAGGATAAGTATAGTGGCCATGCATGGTTGATATTACTAGATTTGCTCATTAATATGGGAATGTCTGCAACTGGATATTTGTTGATTTCAATTGTATTTACAAATGTACCACAACTTGCCGCATATGCGAGTTATCGTTACCCTGTGGGATATCTATTCGGGTTGACTTCAAACGTAAGTATACCAATAGTTCTCAAGTGGTTTCAACAACAAATCACTAAGAAACTTAACGAAGCAGGAAAGAAGTGAGGTAGATTATGGCTGAACAAACAAAAGCAACAAAGAAAAAAGCAAATGAGAATGTTGATGTGATGGAGTTGGAACCAGTGAAACAAATAGAGGTGGAAACCAAAGACCTAGTTGTTTCAAGCAAATTATGGATATACATGATTATTGGATTATTAGTATATTTAATTTTCATGGTTATTCCAGACATTAATGAAAAAGTCACATGGATGGAAAAAGACCTCAATTCAGTATTAGTCCAATCGGAACGATTTAAAAAATCAACAAGGGTATTTGCAAAAGATAATCAGTGTGCATCTTGTCATTTGAGTCCAGATTATCTTCTTCATAATCTACTCATGAAATATCCTAGTTTTTCTGATATTAAATCTTTTATGACAGTCGGGCACCAGAGATATTATACATTATCTACACCAATTTCTGACGAAGAATTGTTAGCAATATATCGGGCATTACAATGATAATGGTGGGTAAAGTTTTCATTGCAATGGTGTGGGTATTCTGGTTATTTGTTTCTGGTTCTGTTGCAGATGGTGAAGAAATGAAATCTCACGACCACAGTAAGATGTCTATGACCGAAAAAGAGGCGGTCAAAAAAATGTGGATGGAGGAAGAAGAAAATAAACCCAAACCAGAATATAATCCAACTTACAGTGCAACATATGATAGAGTAAAAAAACGAGGCCATGTAATATGTGGCGCTAAAGATTCTATGCCGGGGTTTGGGGAAGAACGTTGGGATGAAGAATTGGGTGCATTGGAATTTGAGGGTTTTGATATAGATATTTGTAGAGCGATTGCTGTAGCTGTATTTGGGGATAAAAATAGTGTTGAATTTGAAATAATAGACGGTAAAACAAGATTTGGTTATTTG